CATTAACTGTTGTAGGTTTAGACAGTGGTGCTCGCCTAACAATCCCAGTTACAATTAATCAAAACTAATTAAAATATAAACAATGGCATTTAAAAGATTTGATCCTGAAGATTTTGTAGTAAGTAGTGACTCAATCACATCCACACTTTGGTCAACTGGAGCTCCTACTTTAACAGAATTTTACACATCTTCAATTCAAGAAGCAGGATCTTCTGGTAATTATTATTTAAGCATTTATCAAACATCTTCCACTCTTACTTCAGCAGAAATTCAATTCGATGTTGTTTATGCTGATATTTTAGGTAGTGGAAGTGAATTGTATAATACCGCAGTACCTGAAAATTCTTATACTAAAACAATGTATGGTCAATATCGTTCATTAATTTTAGAAGATGAAAATGCAAATTTTGTTTTTGGAACAGGTAATAATGTTGTTACAGCTTCAAATTTTTGGGTTCTTTCTGTTGAAAGAGCTAGATATAAACAATCACTTTTCCCTGGATCTTTAAATTTAAAAATTTCTGGATCTGGTGGTATTATTAATTTAACAGACAATTCCCTCGATAACCCCGTAAGTGTATTTATTGGTTCAACTCGTGTTTACCAATTAATTTCAGGTTCAAATGGTACAGCTGGTTCATTACCAAATAGTGGGTATGTAGCAGGATCGGGTTCATATGGTTTAGTTTTCCCAGATTTAGGAACTATAATGCTAAACCCAACAGCAATATCTCAATCTATTAAAGTATCTCCTAGCCGTTCAAATAATGCTGATGGGTTTAATAATAGAAAATTGTATGAATCTATTAAATTAGGATCTTCATTTGCATTAAATTCCCAAGAAAATATTACATCAGATTATGTATTTGTTAGAGCACGTAATTCTGAATTTAATTATTCTGAAAACCCATCATTTATTTCGGGTTCAACTGGAGAAGTAATTTATAGTAATTTTATCAACCAACCACAGGTTTATATTACAACTGTTGGAATGTATAATGATAGTAATGATTTATTAGCAGTTGCTAAAATGTCAAGACCATTATTAAAAGATTTTACAAAAGAAGCACTCGTACGAGTTAAACTAGATTTCTAAGAATGAATGAGCGTATTCAAGTCATTTATAACGTCTGATGTCATTGTATCTCCTTTTGAGGTAAACAAGTCATTTACCTTTAAAGGAAATGAACTTACTGGCTCAAACGTAGGAATTGATAGATATCTTGGAAAAAATATTACTACAACTCCTTGGGTTTCTGGTTCATATCCAACAGGATATATTACAGTCCAAGATCAAATTTTAGTTTATCGTTCAATTAGAGAACTTTATTACTCAAATTATCTTTTAAACTCAGATGGTTCTCCTGCTGCTACTGCATCTTTTAACACTGATGGTACTATAACAGGAGACGCTTATACTCCAAACTATTACAACTATTTATCTTCTACTCTTTTAGCAGATAGATATTTCCCTACAGGTTCAAACGATGTGGTAGGAGTTATATCTATTCCTTCCAATTTATTTGGAGAATACATTAAACCAGGAACATTAACTTTATCTAATGCACTTTTTACTTTAAGGGATGATGGTGAGGGAAATGTTATAACAGGAAGTTATAAAGTAGGAGATATAATCTATGAACATGGAATGATCATTTTAACAAGTGATGGTATTCCAAAACAAGATGGATATGGGTTTGCTACATATGGAACTAGTAGTTATGGCATAGGTGATGTATCCTTTATCACTGATTTTATCAGTGGATCAAATGTTACTTGTTCATTCTTATCATCATTTAACATTTATGAAACACAATATAAATGTACACTTAGAGAAAATGAATTTAATTTTTCTACCAACCCAACACTAATTTCAGGAAGTTCAAATAGTGGAATTATATATAATTTTGCAACTGGTTCATATTTTTCACCTTATGTTACGACAGTAGGTTTGTATGACAATAATTATAACTTATTAGCAGTAGCAAAACTTGCTCAACCACTTCCAACTTCTGCGGTAACAGATACTACAATACTTATAAATTTAGACTTATAAAATATGGCAATTTTAAATTCATCCAACATTGTAAATGGTAATACAGTTGAAACAAATGACCTTCTTCAATTATATGATGCTCTTACTTCAGGTGGGGGAACAACAGGAGCATATAGTATTTCTATAAGTGGAAGTTTAACAGGTTCTGCTTCAACTGCTACTTCAGCATCATATGCTTTAAATGCAATAAGTTCTTCGTATGCTACATTTGCTATAACATCTACTAGTGCTTCATTTGCTACTAGTGCTTCATTTGCTACTACTGCTTCCTTTGCGGTTTCATCTTCTCGTGCTGTATCATCATCATTTGCTACTACTGCTTCCTTTGCGGTTTCATCTTCTCGTGCTGTATCATCATCATTTGCTACAAATGCTAGTAATGCTAGTAATGCAACTAATGCAACCAATGTTACTTCTCTTTCTTCCTCAGCAATTATGCCTAGTGGTTCTAACCCTATTAGTAATTATCTCTCAGTTGCCGCAGGTTCTATTGCTATGACTGGAAGTCTAGCATCAATAGCAGCATCAGATCCTTTAAAAAATAAAATATTAGGTACGAGCATATTTATAAATGCTACCATTACAGGAAATGCAGCATCAGGAAATGTAGTAACGGTAAGATCCTATACTCCCGCAACAGGTGTAATTCAATTTGGAACAGCAGGAGGTACAGGAGAAGAATTTATTTTATGGACAGCATATTATGTTCCGGCATAATTAAGTTAATTAAAATTTATGTCAAATTGGTTATATAAAACATCTCAAATTGAGGACCTTTCTCAATTCCCCTCACCTACATATGGCTTTATCTATAAGATAACCCATATACCTTCAGGCAAATCTTACATTGGTAAAAAAGTACTTTACCACAACAAAAAAGTAAAGTTAGGTAAAAAAGAACTTGCATTGCATGAAGGTGTAGGTCGTAAACCATCTTCTAAAATAGTAACATCTGAATCTGATTGGAAAAAATACTGGGGTTCAAATAAAACATTGCTTGAACTTAAAAAAACTGAACCAATAGAAAACTTTGAACGTGAGATATTGATTTTGTGTTCAAGTAAAAAACTTTTAACATACTACGAAACACGAACTTTATTTGTTTATAGAGTATTAGAAACCCCTGACTTATATTTTAACGATAACATTTTAGGTAAGTTCTTTCGAAAAGATTTTGATATCTAGAAAAGATATTGTATCTTAAGATTATGGTAAATGAACTGTTAGTCAATCTAGTTAACGGTGTCTTAGGCACAGGTAAACGTACAGCACGAGGAAATCAAGCATATACTTGTCCATTTTGTCATCACCACAAACCAAAACTTGAAGTCAATTTTACCGAAAACAAAGACGGTGTTAATCAATGGGCATGTTGGGCTTGTGGTAAGAAAGGTAAAACTATAAGAAGTTTATTTAAACAGATACAAGTTGATGCTAGCTACTTTCAGGAACTAAGTAAACTTGTAAAAAACGTCTCTACTGAAGATATAGGAGAAGTAAAACATACTTTACTTGAGCTACCAAAGGAATTCAAAACCTTCATCAATAACAAAGATATTATAGCAAGGCATGCTCTTGCCTACCTCAAAAAACGAAATACTACCAAACAAGATATCCTCAAATACAATATAGGCTATTGTGATTCAGGCCAATATGCTAATATGATTGTTATACCCTCATACGATGCTAACGGTAAATTAAATTATTTCACCGCGAGATCATTTGAGAAAGATCCTTACACCAAATACCGCAACCCGGAAACGTCTCGCGATATTATACCGTTTGAATTGTTTATTAATTGGGACTTACCTATTATATTATGTGAGGGACCATTTGATGCTATGGCAATTAAACGCAACGTAGTTCCATTACTTGGTAAAAATATTCAATCTAGTTTAATGAAAAAGCTAGTAGAATCCAAAGTACAAAAAATATATATTGCCCTAGATAACGATGCTATTTCAAAAGCCCTTGGTTTTTGTGAACAGCTTTTAGACATTGGGAAAGAAGTCTATTTGGTAGAGCTTGAAGGTAAAGATCCTAGTGAAATGGGATTTGAAAACTTCACCAAATTGATACAAACCGTTTCTCCTTTAACACAGTATAAACTGATGGAGAAAAAATTATTTACTTTATGAAGAAAAGAAACATTAAACAATCCTATAATCGCATTTTAGAGATTTCGGATGACGCAACCCAAATAACCCTCCCCGATTCTCGCTATTATCGCCGCAATGGAAAATATTACCCTTCAGTAACTTATGTTTTAGGTTACTATCCAAAAGGAAAATTTTTTGAAAATTGGTTAAAGCAAGTAGGTTTCTCTGCTGATTATATTGTTAAAAAAGCAGCTGAAGAAGGTACTCAAGTCCATGAATTGGCTGAAGAATATTTAAATGGTGCAGAATTAAACTTTTTAGATGAACGTGGTCGTCCACAGTACAATCCTGATGTTTGGCAAATGTTTTTACGTTTTGTTGAGTTTTGGGAAACCCATAAACCAACACTAATTGAAACTGAAATCCATTTATTTTCAGATGAACTTAAAATAGCAGGTACTTGTGACTTGATTGTTGAAATTAATGGTGAATTATGGTTATTGGATCTAAAAACATCTAACCAAATTCAAACGGTATATGAGTTACAAACTGCAGTTTATGGTCAATGCTATGAAGAATGTTTTGGAAAGAAAATAGACCGTTACGGTATCTTGTGGTTAAAATCATCTAAACGAGGAGCTAAAAAAGATAAAATGCAAGGCAAAGGTTGGGAGGTAGTTGAATCATCTCGCACGTTTGAGGAAAACATTGATATATTCAAAACAGTAAAACGCCTATTTGATCTAGAAAACCCAACACACTCCCCAGTATTTACTGAATTTAGAACAACAGCTAAACGAGAGTTGTAATACGTATAAGTATGATAAGTTTGGTTCAATTGTTAAAGGAGGTTCAATCCCAACCTAAAGCCATTTTGATGGCAGGTCCTGCAGGTGCAGGAAAATCCTATACACTTAACCAATTAGGTCTTCAAGGTTTTACTACAATTAATGTAGATGATGACTTTGAAGAACTTTTACAAAAAGAACTAGGCAAATCAGATTTTGGCTCAATGTCTCCTGAAGAACTTTCCATCGCTGCTAAAATGATGGGTAAAGCTAGAGCTACAACTAAAGAAAAAGAGTTGTTAGCTACCACCAATCTGAACAATATTATTGTTGATGGAACTGGTGCTTCATATAAAGTAGTGTCAAAGAAAAAGGAAGAACTTGAAAACATGGGCTATGATGTCTTCATGATTCTCATTTATGTTTCACCGATGACTTCATTGACTCGCAACGCTCAACGTGGTAGAAGTTTACCTACAAGTGCAGTATTGAAAAGCTGGGCTAGTGTAGTTAATAATATTGAACCATATAGACAATTATTTGGAAATAATATAATTGTCATCAACAATGACCCTTCAGACGCTAATAAAGCCTTTGATTCTGGAGCAGTTCAAAAAATGTTTCCTATGCCAAAAGGAAAAGAAAAATCTCCTAAGGAACTAGCAAAGTCAAAAGCAGAAAAAGAAGCCGTTAATCAACAAATACAAGCCCTACTCCAAAAAGAACCTGAATTTGATTCAATGGAGACCGCAAAAAGTAAAGTAAATGAATTCACTCGTTAAGTCACTTATACAGCCTATTCTAGAGGCAGAAGGGCAAAAAATTGCTCTTGTTCCTGGTGGATTTAAACCACCTACAATGGGTCACTTTTATTTAGTTGATGAAGTAGCTAAAAACCCAAACATCGATAAAGTACTCGTTTTAATTGGTCATAAAAACCGAGACGGTGTTTCTAAAGAGGAAAGTCAAGCAATATGGGATATTTACAAAAAATATCTTCCTTCTAACGTTGAAATCCAAATTTCAGATAATTCATCCCCAGTTGCAGACGTTGCTTCTATAATCAAAAATAATCCTCAAAATACTTACTATCCTGTAGTAGGAATTCGAGGTGAAATGGATTTAGGTGATTTAAAACGATTTGATAGTTTAAAAGACAAATACGATAATTTTCAAACCATCGTAATTAAATCAGAAGGTGAAGATAGAGTTAGCGGTACAAACACACGTGCTGCTTTAATTGGTGGAGATAAACCAAGATTCCAAGCATACCTTCCTTCTGAACTTTCAGATGAAGAAAAAGAAGAAGTTTGGTCTATCTTAACTAAAACTCCCATTGAAGAAATAGTTACACAATCCGAATTGGATGATGTAGAAAGAATAGCTGATGAGTGGTTTGAAGACTATGGTATTGATATAGTATTTACAAAACACTTTATAGAACGAGTAAATGATGAACGCAATGGAAAACCTATTTCTGTTGAAGAATTAGAAGATCTATTTACTCAAACCGCAGAAAAATATGGAGAAAAACTAGCTAATCTCCCAGATGATTATCAAGCGGTATTACTTAAATTACGTAACGATCTCAACTTACCATTTGCTCTAAATTACGACGACAATGATGATGAGATGGATTTGGTTGCTAAAACTGTAATGCGTAAGAAAAATTTCCAAACATCTAATCCAAAGCTAGCTTTAGAAGAAATGTATGCTGAACCTAGTGAGTTTAGCTACCCTCCAATGATTAAATCACTTACAGAATATATGTTAGATAAAGGTATGAATATTCATCCTTTACCTAAAGTAAAATTTGTAGATGATGATGCTGAAAATGCTCAAAATTTCTTTGGTAAAACAGCATACTATGACCCAAATAACCGCATTATAGTGCTTTATACTATGGGTCGTCATCCAAAAGATGTCATGCGTTCATACGCGCACGAAATGATTCATCATATGCAAAACTGTGAAGATCGTTTAGGAGGTATTACTACACAAAATACAAACGAAGGTGGTGATTTACCTGAAATCGAAAGAGAAGCATACGAAAAAGGAAATATGACTTTCCGTAACTGGACAGATACACTAACTGAAGGTGTATTAACTGAAGGTCGTTACGATAAAATATCAAACCAAATATCCTCTGCTATTTTTAAACAATGGAGAGAAGATATTAACAATGGTGCTCAAGCATCTCGTTTAGAACAATCATTTCCATTTGGAGATGAAGAAATTACAATAGATGCTAACATCTCAGTTATCCCTGGTTTAGGAGAATTAAACGTAGATGGAGGTGCCAATGATGAAGAAGATTACATCCAAGTACGTTTTGAAATAGATCCTGAAAAACTTCCTGAATTTTGGGGAGAGATTTCAATGAATTTGAAAGATGTTATTCGCCACGAAATTGAACATTTAACTCATGGTGAAGGATTTACCTCCAATCCAGATAAAACAATGGATGATGATATGTTTATCCGTCAAATGATAGACATGGAAATGTTACCTAAAGCAGATTATTTTAAGCTTGAAAAAGAAATAGATGCAAATTTGCAAGGCATGTATTTTCGCGCTAAAAAAGAAAAACGCCCATTTGGAGACGTTATCAACACATATTTAGATGCTCAAGATATTACTCCTGAACAAAAAGAAGAAATTATGGATCTTTGGAGACGCAAATTACCCGCATTAAATTTACCAAAATTTTAACTTTACAAAATGCCAAATTTATTAGATTTATACGAAGCAATTAAACCAAAGTATCTCATTTTTTGTGATATGGATGGTGTATTAGTTGACTTTGATAAAGGGTATAAAGACCTAACTGGTAAACATACTAAACATGCTGATCTACAAGACAAAAATGAATTTTGGGGATTGTTAGCTCGTAGTTTAAAAGATAAAGGTCTAACAGAATATGATTATTGGGTAAATTTGCCCTGGATGCCTGATGGACAAACACTTTGGGACTATATTAAAGGATATAACCCATACATTTTAACAGCTCCTTCAATGGATCCTGGTTCTAAACAAGGGAAAAAAGAATGGGTTGAACGCTTAGATGGAATGAAAAAATTATACTTCAAACCAGCTAAATTCAAACCAGAATTTTCAGGTAAAAATCGTATTTTGATAGACGACAGAGAAGATACTATTGAAGGTTGGATTGCTAAAGGAGGCATAGGTATCTACCATACCTCAGCAGCTAATACTATTAAACAATTAAAAGATTTAGGGTTATAATGGCAGATAATGTTTTAAAAAAAGAGTTTCAAAAACGTGATGTAGAACGTTTACGTAACCTTGTAAAAGGTAAACACGGTGACCGTACTACTATGGGAATTGGTTATAACGGTGAAGTAAGAGAAGACCATAAAGAAGGTGATATTTGGGAAGAAAGAGGTAAAACTTGGACTATTCGAGATGGTATCAAAGAAAATGTTACTAAACTAGATAAAATTAAACAAGCAGCTGTTCCATTGTTTTGTCCAAAATGTAAACAAGTAATGGATAAGCAATTAGATCCATTTTATTTCAAAGCCTATAACGAATGTTTAGATTGCAGAACTAAAACAGAAACCCAGATGAAAATTGCTGGTACTTGGCAAGATTATACTAATCAAACATTCAATATTGAAATCGACCAGCAAATACAAGAATATAAAAACTGGTTTGAAAATATCCTTCAGGATACAGCTAATGGATATGTTTCTGAAAATGGTGAAGTACAAAAATGGGTTGGTGGAATAGATAAAGATCGTGCTCAACAATCTTTAGATGATGTAGTTAAATATTTAACCTCACTTAAAAAATAATGGAAACTTTTGCTATGTTCACAACTATAATTGTAGCATTAATTACTGCTGTAGTTGGACCTATTGTAGTTAATTGGGTAAAACTCAAAATGGAGAAAAAAGATGAAAAAACTCCTGTACGTGAAGCCCTTGAAACTTCTAATTTGATAGAGGATCAATTAGATGTCATGATGGATGAACTTAATTGTGATCGTATTTGGCTAGCCCAATTTCATAACGGAGGCCACTTTTACCCTACAGGCAAATCCATCCAGAAATTTTCCTTTTTTCACGAAAAAACATCCCCAAATACTCCCAACATTCAACACACATTCCAAAATATCCCAGTATCTCTATTTCCTAGAGTGCTAGCAAAAATTTATAAAGATACAGAATTGGCTATTGAAGATGTAAGTACAGCATCCGATACCTATGGTTTAGAACATTTGACTTTACAATTTGGAACCAAATCTATTTGTATGCTTGGCTTGTATAGTTTAGATGATCATTTAATTGGTGTATTAGGTATATCATTTAAAGAACCACATCATCTAGTAAGAGATGAATGGTCTTTCATCAGACAGAAAACAGGAGTGATAGGAACACTACTTTCCGAATATTTATACACAAATAACAAGAAGAAATAATGGATAATTTTGACTTAAAAAAATTCTTAAAGGAAAGTAAAGCCCTTGAGAATTTAAATCCTTCTATCAAAGCTATAAACGAAGGCAATTCTCGTAAAGATATGAAAGCAAAAATCAAAGACATGATTGTTGCTGAATTAGCTGAAGAAACATCAGTAGACATGATGGACCCAGTTTACGAAGGTAATCCTGGAGAAGAAGAAGCAGAGATGATGGATGCAGCTGCTGATGGTGGATTCTTAGAAGAAGGTTATCCTGAGGAGTACGAAGAAGATACATATGATTATAGTAATGATTTCTATGATGGTGAATATGGTGATTCTAACGACTTTGGTGACACTGATGAATTTGATGGTTACGGAGGATTTGATATCGACGAAGCAAAGAAAAAAGATGAAGAAGTAGAAGACGTTGAAATAACTGACACTGAAGAAGAAATGCCTGCCGATGAAGAAATGCCTGCTGAAGAAGCACCTGCTGGTGGTATTGAAGACTTAGCAGCTGACATGAAAGGCACAGAAGCTGATCTTATGGACCACTTAATGAAAGCCTTCCAGATTTCAAAAGGAATGGGTAATGAAAAACTTGAAACACAAGTCGGAAACACACTTAAATTTTTCGTTAGCGAATATATTGGGGGTGGACAAGACTAATATTTAATAATCTATAATCAATAAAATCTATGAACACAACTGAACTTTTAGACGCAATCAAAGAACAAGTTGCTATTATGGAAGCTGAGCACGCTAAAACATCTAAAGCAGCTCGTGGACGTGCACGCAGTGCAGCTAATAGTATTAAAAAACTTGCAGCAGATTTCAAAAAGACTTCAACTGCAGAAGACAAAGCTTAACAATGAAACTACACGAGGCATTTTCATCAGAGGAATCTAAAAAAATCTATGACAATTTTTTGGCAATCGTAAACGATCCAAAACGTCGTGATAGGTTAGTTAGTAAGTATGGTAAAAATGCCGAAAATGTAGCTTATGGTACTGCTGTAAATCAAGTAAAAAAACAAGCGGCCAACAGTATTGAAGAACCACAACCCGAAGAAACAATGGAAAACAACAGATTAAGAGAAATGGTTATTGATGCTTTAACAGAAAAGAAAAAATCATTTCCTGATTTGACCGGAGACGGTAAAGTAACTAAGGCCGATATTTTAAAAGCTCGTGGAGTTAACCTGAAAGAAGGAGTAACTGACGAAATCGAAGATTACTTTTCAACCATGATCCAAAACCAACCAGAAGATGCTTTAGCATTAATTATGGACCTTGTTAAAAACGACGGTAAAAACTGGGGTGAATGGATAGACAATATCCAAGCTGATATTGTAGATACTGCAGGTGGTGATTACGAAGGTGACATTAGAGGTTATAGAGAAGAATTAGAAGAAGATCTTGATTTAGGCCATACAGATGATGAACCACATATGATTAAATCAGAACTTTATCGTATTGGTAAATATGCTATGGAATTATATAAAATGGTTGATCAATTTGAAGGCCCACAAGAAGTTGATTTTCCTGGTTGGTGGCAATCAAAAATTACCACTGCTAAAAATATGATCTCCTCAGCAAAACACTATCTTGAATTTGAACTCAAGGAACCTGAAATTGATACTATGGTAGGTGTTGCTTCTGAAGAAGGAGCAATTGACGAAAATATAGATGGTATTGATTATCGTAATAGAAATAACGTAATGATGGGCATTTATGATTTAGCTGAAAAGTCCAAAGATGTAGAATCATTTAAAGAAAAATGGTACAAAACATATAGTCGTGGTCTACAAGATAAAGATGCTGACACTGATGAATGGTTAGAAACTATATTCCGTAGAGTTAATAAATCATCTAAATCTATTGATGAAAAATTAAAACCTTCTATGGGTGCAGGTGCATATGTTGATGATTTTAGAAAATCTGATGCACCACAATTTAAAGGCAAATCAAAAAAGAAAAAAAATAAAATGGCTGTAGCCGCTTATTTATCTGCTAAAGATAAAATCAAAGAAGCTATTTTAGCTAAACTTAAAAATAAATAATGACACGCGAAGAACTTGTAAATAGACTCAAGGCTTTAACCAAGCAGGTGTACTCAAATATTACAGTAACACCTGAGGAGGCAGTTCAATATGATGAATTGACCAAATTCCCTGAGCTTAAAAAAGTTATCGTTGACCTCTTAACCCCAGAATATGATAGCTTTGTAGCATCAATTGATTGGGTTGCCCCACGTCCTTCTACATTCCGTATCAATTTACAAAACGGACAAATGTTTTATTTGATCTATGGTAAACGTAGTTGGATTGCACAGGTAGAAGGTAAAAAATATTACCTACTTAATTTACCTGAAGAAGAAAGAGCTGCTATGTCCATAGCAAATATTTTACGCTATGGAGCTAAAGCAGAAGAAGCAGAAATAGGAGCTGAAGGTGGAGCCGCTGATTTAGGAGCTGAACTCCCAGGAGCTGAAGCACCTGCTGAAACCCCACCAGCTGAAACCCCAGAAGAAACACCAGCATAATGGATATTTTAGAACAATTTATACGAAGCGTATCTTACAAATTTCCAAAAGGATACCCTGATATAAAGGATCCTAAGGATGTTATTTTATTAGAATCTCTAATAGCAAAAGTAGGAATTGATATTTTTAGTGAAGATTTAAATGAAAGTGAAACTAAAGGTAAAGCCACTTTATTTGAAACTGCTTTAGTTAAAGCATGGTATAATCTAAACAATCAAGAAATCCCTAGTGATGCTGCAGAACAAAAAGATTTAAATGCTTTAACTCCTGAAATGATAGAAGATGCTGAAAATATTCTTAAAAAAAATAATCTTACTGGAGGAAATGGTGCTAAACAATTAGGATCATCTTCTGCCCCTTCTACTTCTTTTTGGAAGTCACATGGAGCAATTAATATTACTCCCAAAACTGATGTTGTACTTGGAGATAAAAAAATATCTGTTAAAGTAGGCCCTTCTCAACTTATGTCAGGAGCAGGCAATGAATTAACAGCCACATTCTATGCAGCATTAAAAAACAGTCCTAACGTAGAAAAACAATTAATAGATAATATTGCAGATGATATTAAAAAAGTATTTGTTAAAGGTACTACTAAAGCAGGAAATGTTAGACAAGCTAAACAAAAAGGAGATGATGAAATCTTAAGTATAGCTGTTGATAAAATGGGTGTGCTTAAAAAAAATATTAAAGACTTTTTTTCTAAAAATCCCGAGTTTTTAACCAATTTTGCTTATGAAGCAGCTACAGGTGAAGAAAAATTTGGAGGTAATGTTGGTACAGCCGATTATGTACTTTCAGTTGCTAAAAATTATAAAGATGGTAAGCTTCATAAAATAGATAAAGCATATGCTCAAGAACTTGCTAATAAAATGAAACTCGATATCAGCATGAAATCAGGCTCTCAAAAATTAGCAGGAATAAAAACTGGAAGATATAACTACTATACAGTATTACGAGCAGGTCTTGAAGATCTATTTAATGACCTTTTAGATGATATTAAGGTTGACGACAATATAAACTTTTAATAATATGGACAAAACTCACCTTAAAAAACTCATTCAAGAAGTATACCATCACATTACAGAAGAAAAATGTAGCTGTGGTTGTAACACTTGTGAAAACGTAGGTAACGCTGGCGTTATCTTAAACGAAAGTATAGCTCCAAGAGAGATATTATCGGAAAATCTGCGTTATCACGTGGAAAATAAACTCCCACTTACCGAAAACACGTTCCGATATGGTTCCAAATCGTTTCTCAATTTATGGGCGGAAGCTCGTTCATTATATTTACGTGAAGTAATTCATGTTAATGACGATGATAAAGAAATTTTAGAGGAAACTGATCTTGGTAACTATGGTTTATATGAAGGTGTTCAAGTGCCTTTAGATTTACTTTTGCTTGAAAACGAGGAACTCGAAGAAGCTGAAGGTAAAAAGAAAAACCCACCAATTGGAAAACCAAAACGTGGTGGGTCTAAAAAATTCTACGTTTATGTTAGAAAACCTGGAGGCGGGGTTAAAAAAGTATCCTTTGGAGATACTACAGGCCTATCAGCTAAAATAAACAACCCAGAAGCACGTCGTGCATTTGCAAAACGTCATGACTGTGCTAATAAAAAAGACAGAACAAAAGCATCTTATTGGTCATGTAGACTACCAAGATATGCTAAATTACTTGGATTAAAATCATCCTTTTCAGGATTCTGGTGATGGATAGATTGAATAAACTTATTAACGAAGTTATTTCTGAAGAAAAGAAAAAACGTGATAGATGTCTTCGTATTGCAGACCGCAAATACGACAAACCATCTGCTTACAAATCTGGCGCTGTTGTAAAATGTCGTCAAGGTACTATTTGGAAAGGCTTAAAAGAAGAAGTAATTCAAGAAAAAGTTAAAGAAACCCTCCGCACTTGGTTCAAACGTAAAGGAACACCTGGTAAAAAAGGTGGATGGGTTGATTGCAATGCACCAATTAGAAAAGATGGTAAAGTAACAGGATATAAAGCATGTGGTAGGGAAAAAGGAGAAAAACGTTCAAAATATCCATCATGTCGTCCTACAGCAGCACAATGTAAAACACCTGGAAAAGGTAAAACGTGGGGTAAAACAAAATGATTAAACTCTCACACATATTAAAAGAAATTATTGAGGGGACTTGTGGGTACACTACAGATGCTAACACTAACAAAAAATTAAATACACCTGGTGGATTAAAAGAATCAGATCCAAAAACAGGTACAGGTAAAAAACCTAAAGGATCAGGTCGTCGCTTATACACCGATGAAAACCCAAACGATACTGTATCTATTAAATTTAAAACTAAAGAAGATATAGTTGATACATTAAATAAAGATTCATTTAAATCTAAATCACACGCTCGCCAATCACAAATTATTAATTTAATTCATCAACGTGTCAGAGCAGCATATAATAAAGCTAAAGATCCTGAAGTAAAATCTCGTTTAAAACGTGCTTTAGACTATATTGAAAAACGTAAAGAATCATCTAAAACTAAAACACAACGTTTAAATAAAGAAAATGTAGCTCCTAACCATACTGGTGAATCTTCCCCTTATGGCTCAGGATTTATTCCTTATAAAAATAAAAAATCATGATTAAATTACTTGAAATATTAAGAGGAGCAAAAGAAACTTTTGAAGAATTTGCTAAAAAACGTGGTGAAGGAGCCGCTAAAATAGCATCAAACGCTGAAGAAAAAGGTGGTTTAGCACTTTTAACTTGGCACCATTTTAAAGTTAAAGCTCCATACTATAAAAAAGCTACTGAAGGTAAATTTGATAAAGAATCTTCTGAAAAAGAATTTGAAAAAACATTAAAAAGTATTTCGTTAAATATGACCCCTGTTGAATTTCAAAGAGAAGTGGGTCGTTTAGAGGTATTAGGTGAATTATTGATTAGAGATAAAAAATGAGTTATTTAAACTCCAACATCCCTACTATTACTTGCTATATTCGCAATGAATTTATGTTCAACCATGAAAAAGGACATGGCGAATTCACATTAGCAGATGTCCATTCAGTAGCATCAATTCAAAAACGAGTACCATTATTTGAAGCCTTTCTAGAAAATGGTGTGAATTGGACTCGAAGACCTATAAATGCATTTTGTTGGAAACAAGATGCTGAAGTTCTTCCATTAAGTGAACATATGTACTGGGACTGTTTTAGTTCATACATTGATGTTCAAATTAGAGAACGTTTAAGTGGATTACAAGCAGATCTTATATCTATTACAGGTGTAAAAAGAAAAGGATCTTACATGTTTACCCTAGATTGGTCTCATGAAAATAGAAATATGTTAGATACAAATTTCTCTGAAACTCCTGAACATAAATGTGGCCATGTATTTAAAATGGAAAATGGAAACTATTTTATTTACCCAAATAATCGAATTATATGGATGGATAACGCATGGACATTCAATCGAATCGATAAGAACCCAGGTTTTAAAATTGACATGAATATTTATAGTGTTGAAAATAGAGGCGGATATGAAACTGATTATAGTTACATGACTAATTTTTCCTCAAGTATAGATAAAAAATGACTCCATACGTAGACATAGAAGTTACTGACAAATATATTATTCGTGAATTTAGCGAAAATATAGATCCAATTGAACTATTATGGCATCGCGATGATGAAGATAGAACCGTTGAAATTCTAGAAGACACAGATTGGCAACTCCAGTTAGAAGATCAGTTGCCTACTTCCCTAAAAGAACGTATATTTATACCAAGACACGAATGGCATAGAGTCATTAAAGGAACAGGAACACTCAAGTTAAAGATACATAAATCATGAAGTTAAATAGCTTAAAAGAATTGGTAAAAGAGGAACTTAAACGTGCTTTGAACGAAGTTAAAGTTAAAATCGACTACATTACAGAAGATCCAGATGGTGGTGGTCCAGGTATAGATGGATCTACAGTAGAACAAGTTGATCAAGATGAGTTTGACAAATACAAAAATGATTTAATGAACAATTTTTGGAAAGGAATAGCTAAAGACGCTGCAAATGATCGCATCTATAAAATAACAAAAGTAACGAAATTATAATTTTTCTCAAATGACCCTTACTAGAGAAGAACAAAAATCAGTGCTGAAAATGGTAATGGAATCCTATAACGGGATTTCTATTAATGAAGCTAAATCTAATCAATCCATCAAACATGAAATGCAATTAAACCTTGAATTCTATTCAGGGCTTAAAGAAGCTTTAATGTCTGATAAACAATTAAAAGAAGCTCTTCATACTGGGATAGGGTTTTTAGATAGTATAATTGCCGGAATAGGTAGCATCAAAGACCTACTTACCACTTCAGACATAGGGAAATGGTTAAGTGAAAAGGTAAAATCATTAGCCAATAAATTTTTTCCTTCATTTGAAAAAAATCCAAACGATTGGACAGATAAACTCAAAAATGCTCTTGATAAAGTAGCTAAATGGTTAGGCCCTAAGTTTATAGCATATGTTATAGCAGCTTGGAAAGCTAAATCATTTAAACCAGGTGAAGAAGCAATCCAAGCTCAAATGGAAAAAGCTAATAAAATATACAAAAGGATTTTAATGGTTTTAATTGGATTAGCTGCTGTAAAACTTATAGTATTTTTAGCTCCATTTTGGTCTGCTGCTTTTGCTAATAATGTTGCTCTATCGTTAGGCACAGCCGCTAAACATGCTGGATTAGGAGGATTCTCCGCAGCTGGATTTAACATTGTAGGATTAATAAATAAAATTAAACATGCTGGCCATGATGAAGCTAAACATGCTGCTGAAGAAGCTTTATCTAGCGCTCAAAATTCATTATCCCAAGAATTATAATATTTATAACCATGAACAAAGAACTTTTACGTATGCAAATGTTGGCTGGAATCATTTCAGAAGGCCAATATAAAGATCAAACAGAAAATATCTACGAGGCTGCTCTTAAACCTGAAGAAAAAGCTGTATTTGATGATCTAGTTAATACCTTAAATGAAGGTGAAGGGTGGCTTGATAAATTCAAAAGCTATGCTAAAAAAGGTATGATCACTCTTGGAATCATTTCAGCTTTATTAGGTGGTACTGCTTTAACTATGAACCAAAAACAAGAAGTAGCAGATACAGTAAAAACTGAAATGCCCGCTCAAAATAAAGAAGCAGGCTATTTAACAGATGCTTGGACAGCTCATAGCTTATATGATACATATAAAGACAAAATTGATCAAATAGCCCAAGATGATGTGGAAGTATCTAAATTGGTTAATTCTTTAACTTATAAAGATTTTAAAAAGATGTCTGCTGATGAACATATTCAAATAGGAAAATATAACCAAAATGCTATTAAAAAAATAATGGATATTCAAAACTATCAGATTAAAATTTAATTAACATACAGACAGATTCATAGCCTGTCGATTTAAGAAATTTTAGGAGCTGTGGCCCAATCTTTGGATTGGGTCACTTTTTTTTGTATATTTAAAATATAAAATAGATTATGGACAAGAAAATAGTAATAGTAGGAGCCGGAGTAGCAGGTGTAAATGCTGCAACAAAATTAGTGGATAATGGTTATCCTGGAGAACTAATCACAATCATCGATATGGGTAAAGATCCATACAAACGTAAACCTGAAGAAGTAATGACAGGTTTCCTAGGTGCTGGAGGTTGGTCTGATGGTAAATTGACTTATCACACAGCAATTGGAGGTCAATTATCAAAATATTGTGGTGAGGATAAAGCAATGGAGTTGATGGATCAAGTAATTACCAATTTCAAACGTTTCCACCCTAAACCTGAAGAAGTACAATGTTCAAATCCTGTTGAAGAACCTGAATTTATTAAACCATATTTTGGTTTACGTTTATTCCCAGTATGGCACGTAGGAACAGATTATTTATCCGAAATTGCTAAAAACTGGTATGATTATTTAGTATCTAAAGGTGTAAATTTTATTTGGGAAACTAAAGTAACTCGAATTGATTTTACTTCTCAAGAAGTATTTACTGATGAAAGACCTTACGGAGATTTTAATAATAAATATGATGAACTTATCTTTGGTGTAGGTAAATCAGGCATTGATTTCGCTCAAGAACTAGCCCAATCATATAAACTCCCAGATGAACCTAAATCTGTACAAATTGGTGTTCGATTTGAAGCACCACAAGAACACTTCCAAAAACTAATCGATATTTCATATGACTTTAAGTTATATAGAAAATTTGATGATGAAGGAGTATCGTTACGTTCATTCTGTACAAACAATAATGCTGCTTATGTTGCTGTAGAAGAAACATATGGAGATCACAGTTACAATGGACACGCTAAAAAAGATGAAGCATATAGAAACAACATGACTAACTTTGGTATCTTGATGGAAATCAATGGTATTGAAGATCCATTTACTTGGTCACGTGAAGTTGTAAATAAATTACAATCAAAGGGAACTGGTTTGTATTATAGTCCATCTCGTACCCCATCAACTACATCTGAAGGTAATGGTGTAACTTCAACTCAAATTAGTTTAGATACACTTACTCACGTTGTAGAACCTGCAATGGGAGGTTATTTCAAATATGTTATGGACTTTATCATGGATATGAAAAAAGTATTCCCTACACTTGGAGATGATTGGGGAATGTATATTCCTGAAGTAAAATATTTGTCACCTGAGGTAAAAGTAGATTATAATAACCTTAGTCTAATCGATTATCCTAACGTACATTTCGTAGGTGATGCTTTAAGCGCACGTGGTATTACAGTATCAGGAGCTCAAGCAATTTATGTAGCAGAAAATTTACTAAAATAAAACATTATGAAAATAGGATTTTGTGGAACAATGTCAGTTGGTAAAACAACACTAGTTAATGCATTAAAGGAATTACCTGAATTTGCGGATTATGAATTTAGAACAGAGCGTTCAAAATATCTACGTGATTTAGGTATTCCATTAAATACTGACTCAA